TTCAGCGTATTCTTCCAGAATAGTCTGTATCCTATCTGGCTTTTGCAATTTGGCCAAATACTTATCAATATCCAAACCACGCCGCTTAAGTTTAATCTGTATTCCGCCCTTCGCCATAGCCGACTACTCACCCCTTCGACCCGGAACGTGCTCGACGAGACGCATTCAACGCTCTCTGCTGTGCTAATTGGTCCCTCTTTTTCATCTTCTTACTAGGGGAGTTCTTGATGTTGCAAACCTTAATCAGTGTCAAAAGTCTGTTCAGATGCCATTTCTCGCATTCAAACGGAATTTCAAGAGATACCATCCAATAATATATAATCTCAGAAGTTATAACTTCTTTTTTACCACGCTGAGCGTCCTTTTTAAAAGTGGTAGCAGTCATCGGGTCCCCAACATATGCCCGTATCGCTTCGAAGTCCGATGCCGACAGACTGTTAAGCACCATATCGTCCAAATCGCCGTCGATAGACATGCACCGAATATAGTCCAACTCTTCGTCAAGGCTTTTAACTGACGTATCGAGGAACGGTTTGTGCCATTTGCTCTCCCATTTTGAAATAGAAATGAGAGAATGCTCTAATCGAAGCGTTACTGGTTTGGACACAATAAAACGTCCGGTTCGCTCATCATAAAGCTCTCCGCCGTTGTGACGTAGAACGAGCATTCTCTCACCTCCTTATTTGTTAGACGCCTTCAGGCAGACTCACACCGCTAATTTCGCCAGCTGCAATATGCTTCTTTGCCTCGGTGGCAAGGTCCGGAGGAACGATGCCCATCATGAATTTCGCAGCAGCGCCAGGATCAGAGAACATTTCAACAATGAGTTCGTTGAACGCTTCCGTCTGAGAGAAAGCTTCGCTCAGTTCGGGGCTCTTAATAAATCGATAACCGTCGGAAGACTTTTCGCCGTAAGCCTTAAGCACAATACTCTTGAACAGTTCATAAATCCGCTTATTGTCTCGCGAATTCTGAATCTCTTCCAGCATATGCTGCATACCGCCGGTCGTCGTAAAGTTCATTTCAATCAGTTCGGACTTGTTAAGATTAAAGTAAAAGTCCTGAGTACGTTCTTCACCAAAGTAATCCGTAAACTTAATAGTCTTCTTAAGCATGTTTGTTTTCCTCCATTCAAATAAAAAAGAGGGGCACGACTCCGCACCCCTCAACAGTTGCATTAGTATCGGTAAATATCAGATGCCAAAAGAGGTCAGCTCAGCATAGAGATGACAGTCGCAGGATCGGGCATGTACGCATCGACCGCAGCAGTCTGGCCGTCAGCAGCGATGCCATACAGAGCTTTTTCCAGATCTTCAAGTTTGGTAGAATCGACCTTCTGGCTGTCAATCACAATAGTCGCGCTGGGCTTGTAGTTGGCGATCGGGATAGGAGTGGTCGTGCATTCCCAGCTGAACTGGATCGCATCAGGGCTATCGTTGATGGTCTCGTAGTCACGATCAGACGGCTGGGCCATACAGTTGTAAATCAGGTGAAGCAAATAGCCGTCATCGCCCTCGGTATTGGTATCGTTACCCTTCTCGGTACGATAGCAGAAACCGAAGCCCTTGCGCTTCTGCTGACCGATCGACACACCGGGCGTCGGGACAGCACTGCCATCGCACTCGGCCCATTCGTCCGGATAAGTGTACGCTTCAATCGTAAAACCAAAGGTTTCAGCGCTGTACAGGACGGCATACTTCATGTTGTCAGCCCACAGTTCGTTCGGGTCAGCACCATCAGGGCTCTCATTCACGCTGGTGATACCATTCCAAACAACACCGGGCTTGTACTCGCCAGTCTGATTAATCGGATACAGTACAGCATGGCTTACACCAGTCTCATAGTAACGTTCGCCGGACTTGTCCCATTCAAGTTTAGGTGTAAATGACATTTTCGTGTCCTCCTAATAATATAGTCGAAAAACAAAGTGGTTAAGATTATCGTTAGTGAACTTCCTTGTAAAGGAGCACATAGGAAGTTCGCCTACTCGATCTGGAATCTCGGAATCTGGGTTCTTATCGATGATAGTAATTTTATAGGCGCGATTATGCAAATATGGTTTGTCATTCGCATACCGTGTGTCTATCCTATCAAGAGTGTACACAATGCATGGATACGTCATCTTAACAGTTTCAGGCGGCTGAAAATATACTCGGCTATGGGCGCTAGTATTTGTCATCCCAAGAGATACGAATATGTCTTCGAGCAAGCTCTGAAGCTCAAGCCTCGACCCCATTGTAAACACCCCCCAAGGACAGAATAAGACGGGGGCTCTCGACTTCCACAGAAGAAACCTTCCAAAGAACCCCCATCCATCTCACGTACCGTATGGCAAAGAAATGATTGTAAGCATAAGCGTCTGCAACAATCGAGATTTTGTTCTCGATGTTCAAGTTGTCGTTCAAATGCTCACCGTTTTCATAACGCCTTGCATTCCTCAGAATATCTCCATAATACTTTCGTTCAACAATCTGAACTTCGTAAACACCAGGGGATGTTTCTTCGGTCACGCCATAGCCAACCGCATCATAGAACTTTGCCATTTTGAAGTTTTACTCCTTATCGATTAGCCGGGATTGGTCTCGTCGCCAGTAGTCTCACCGTCGGTAGACTCAGCAGAGCCGCCGATCGTCACGACCATAGCGGAGTACGGACGAACCAGAGCACCAGAGAAGCGAGTCTCGATCAGGTACTTCATCTGGTTGAAGTCGATGTCGAAGTCGTCGAACATGTTGACTTCGCCGCCCTTGTCAGCGCCAACGTTGTAATCCTTCAGGTCAACAGCGATACCAGCAAGGACGTTGCCCTGAGCGTCGGTCAGGTTCTCCATAACGGGAACAGTCACGATACGGTTGACACGAAGCTTACGAGCCAGCGCCGCAGAGTCAGCATAAAGCGGATGGCCAATGCCGTCCTCGATCAGCAGCATCTCGCTCAGCCAATCTTCAGTGGTGAAGAACGTCAGATTGCCGCTACCACGATAATTCTTGCGGGCCTTAATCATGGCACGGATGATGTTCTTCGCGGTCTTCTCGTCATCAACGCCGGCGTTAACCTGCACCTTGATCGAGTACAGCGGATCGTCACCCCAGATAGGACGGATGTGCTCCGGGAAAATCTTGTCGTCGTCGGTGTTCAGACGGCCGTCACCAACCAGAATGGCACGAGCGGCTTCCTCATCCAGCATGCCGCGCATCTCGCCCTTCATGAACGCGACCACGTCCAGATCGGTAATATCCAGCACGTCGTCACGATCGAGCTTCTGCTTCTTATAAATGGTCTGAGGATCAGTGGTACGCTTCAGCAGGCTGAAGACTTCTTCAACCTTGCGATTGCCCTTAACATAACCCTTCGCGCGAGCCTCGTCCATCGTGATGTTCGCAAACACACTCTTGATGCGGCTGAACGGAGTATGACGAACGCCGCCCATCACCACACGGACCCACTCATCGGGGCGCTTGATGAATTCGGGAGTGTTGGCAATAGTCTTGTAATCCGGGAACAGGTAGCCAATATTGGCAATACCGTACTTCTGCTCGCCACCGCCGAACTCTTCGTCGTTGTAAACGGCATGACTAAGAGTACCGGGCACAACACCAATCTTGCCACCAACCTGCTCCTCAAAAGCCTCAACAGCCTGCTTCAAAGAACCCCTACGCTTCGCATCGGCAAAAATGTTAGCCATGTCGTCGGCATGAATCAGCGTATTTTCAGGGGTGTCGTTATCAAAAACATTATGCTTCACAGTATCTTCTCCTTCGTCGTCGTTATCGTCATCTCCGCCGTCCTGGCCAGCGTCAGCGGCCTGAGCTATCAAGAAATATACAACCTTCTTCTGCTCGTCAGTGAGCTCGTCAAAAACGTCCTTAACGGTCTTTTCGGCCATTTCAGAGTCCTCCTTCTTAGCTTCTACCTTTTTGGGTTCTTCAGTGTCAGCGTGCGCCAATTCGATACCAGCTCCAAAGCTAATGATGGCGTCGCCATCTTCATAATCTTCACCATCGCCGTGCTCGAAACTGAGATTATCAATGTAAGCGCCAGGATTAGCACCAGCGAGCACGAGGCTTACTTCTCGGATAACGCCATGAAATACATTTCCCGCCTTTTCTTTAAGCTGATTGGCATAAATAGACAGAGACGATACATCGCCATTGTCAACCAGCTTCTTAGCTACCTTTCCGCCTTCAGAATCGTTGAAAACGCCATAAGTATACATACCGTCTTCACGATTCTCCAGCAAAGCATGACCGAGCACCTTAGACGGATCGTCATGCTGATGCTGCCATACTAGCGGGACGGTTTTGCCATCGCATTCTTTAAATGCATCTTTGCGAATAGTGCGACCGTCCATGCATTTAATATCGTTTCGAGTCGCATACCCACTAAAATCGTATTTAACGGGCATATTCGTCCTCCTCCGTTGTCATATCATTTTGAAAATTTTCACCAGAGTCATCGGCTATCGGAGGAGCTCCTCCTCCATCTGGCTGATTAAGGTTCTTGTTTCTCAGCTCATCTGCTTGAGTATTATTGACCGGTTTAAAGCCAACAATTGCACGAAGTTCATTCGAACTGAGAATCGCGTTTCTAGTAAACTTATCGGCTATGTCTGCAATCGACGAAATTGGAACAAGCTTGAACGGATCTCTCAGGAACACAATGCTTTGCCCCTGAGTTCTCGCCGTTTTAGTAAGGAACTTGCGCCTCATCTCATCGGTGAATGCTGACAATATCGGTTCGATTGTTCTACTATAATAATTCAGCATAGTCTTCTCGTCGGCCGTGCCATTTAATATCTCCGGCGTGATTCCAAGCTGGCTATACAACTGGTTAGTCAAATACTCAATCTGAGCCTGCAAATTGTTTTCAAGAGGCCGATTCAGCTGAGTAATACGCTCTGTACCATCAGTATATGCGATTCCGTATTTTGATCCGGTCAACTGCTGCTCGATTTCCGCTCGACGCTTTTCTGCCTGATCTTTTCGCATCTGCGATTTAACCACATACGGCAACTGAATAATCATGTCCAATTTTCCGCTATTGCTTCGATCGTCAGCTGCGTCAAGCAAATTCATCTTGTGAATAAGCCGCTTCATAACTGAGTTTGGCTCGTTCATGATCGCATAGAATGGGTTCTCGACAATAGCGACAACTTTTTTCGGGAGAGTAATATCTTCACGATTACCTGTCTTTTCGTTGTAAAGATTGATCCGAATATGTTCCGGATACCACTGAACAATCTTGCCGACTCTAATGGACTCAATCTCATACGAATCTGTTTTTATAGGGTCCAAATTTGTTTCGGTTGGGACCAAAGCCACACAGCCTTCGTCACACATAGACATTACCGCATCCTGAATCAATGCGCGTCCCGTCTGGTCAGTATTGGCACTCAACGTCAGAGCGTTATGGAGCTTAGATTTGATGATCTCTTTATAGCGACCATTTTCGTCGATTCGAGCGTGAATTATTTGGCAACTAGCTGCGTCGATAGCTATACGATTATAAATAGCATTGACAATAGACCGCTCTGTTCCAAGCCTTGGACGATTTCGGTCAGGCTTTGTGAAAGAACTGTTTCCATATTCATAGTATCCGCCAGGGTGGTCTCTTCCACGAAAGGCGTTCCAAGCGTGAGCTAGCCTGTCGCGGAAAGACAGTTCATTACGCTTATTCATTATTTTTAAACTCCCAATCGCCTGTGTTTATCTCTGCTAATCACGAGCTACGTTTGGAAGCGACCTGGTAAGCAACGCCTCGAATAGGCAAATCTCCGAATACGCCAAAAAGAACTTCAGACGCAAAGGCTGCACCGGCGGAAGCAGCTTTCGTTCTAAATGAGCCACGGCCCATCCCGCCTCTACCGCCCATCGCCGCCATCGCAGTTTGATAATGCTTTCCGCCAATCGTGTTTGACGACAGTAACCGAGTAAGAATGTTACCGCCAGTAGAAACGTCTCTGGAATACTGCTGCATACGCTCATCGATACTGCGGTTATATTCGGCTTTACGACGATTC